GAGTATACGACGCTTTAAAACATAATCGAAAGTTGTTGATATCTCCAACTGCTTCTGGAAAGTCGTTGATGATATATTCGATTGTGAGATATTACGTTGAGAAAGGACAAAATACTCTGATAGTCGTTCCGACGACATCCCTTGTAGAGCAGATGTATAAAGACTTTGCAGATTATGGGTGGGATGTGGGTTCATTTTGCCACAAGATATACGCAGGTAAAGAAAGAGAAACAGACTCTCAGGTGATTATCACAACCTGGCAGTCCATCTACAAACTTCCCCGACAATATTTCTCAAGATTTAATGTGGTCGTTGGAGATGAAGCACACCAGTTTAAATCAAAGTCATTAGTATCTATAATGACAAAACTTTCAGATGCGAAATATCGTTACGGTTTTACAGGAACTCTAGACGGTACACAAACGCATAAATGGGTTCTAGAAGGTCTTTTTGGTCCTTCTTATAAGATTATTCGCACAGAAGAACTGATGCAGAAGGGTCACGTTGCCAAACTGGACATTAACATTCTTCTATTGAAACACCCACCGAATAAGTTTGAGACTTTTGAGGATGAGGTTCAGTATATTATCAATCACGAAAAAAGAAACAAGTTTATCAAGAACCTTGCCCTTGATCTTAAAGGTAATACTTTGATTCTCTTTTCTAGAGTCGAAGGTCATGGACAACCTTTATACGAACTCATAAATAGTAGCATTCAGGATGAACGCCATGTCTTTTTTGTACATGGTGGTGTAGATACTGAAGAAAGAGAGAAGGTTCGTGAAATTACAGAAAAAGAAAATAACGCAATTATCGTAGCATCTTATGGGACTTTTTCTACCGGTATTAATATACGTAACTTACATAACGTTGTGTTTGCTTCACCATCGAAGTCGAGAATTAGAAATCTCCAATCTATCGGCAGAGTACTCAGAAAAGGCGAAAACAAAGTAAAGGCAACTCTATATGACATTGCCGATGATATCAGTTATAAGTCAAGAAAAAATTATACACTCAATCACTTAATCGAAAGAATCAAAGTTTATAACGAAGAAAACTTTAATTATGATATTGTAAACATACCGCTTAAAAACTAATGGGAGAAGAGTTTTACGCAATCATTAAATTAATATCAGGTGAAGAAATTTTATCATTAGTCATGGTGGATGAGAATGATGGAGATCCTATCATTGTTCTTCAAAATCCAATAACTATGAAAGCTTATCATAATCATCATGGAACTCATATTAAAGTGAAACCATGGATGGAATTATCTGATGATGATTTTTTTATGATTAAACTTGATAAAGTAATTACAATGACAGAAACCAAAGATAAAAGAATTATCAATATCTACAATGATTATATTAATGATGATGATTCAGTAGATGTATACAGTCCTTCAGGTAAAGTAAAACCATCATCAAAGATGGGATATATTTCTTCTGTTGAAGATGCTCGCAAGAAACTTGAGAATCTCTTTAAAGGTCTTAAATAAAGCTAGATTCTCATCTTCAACGGGAACAAAGCGATTCTACTCATATTTTTATAACTTGTCAAGCCCTTAAAAAGTATGTTATAATAAAGAAAAATTATAATAGATGAGTCCAATGGTATGTCAAAGAAAAAACCAGAACATTATGTAAATAACAGAGAGTTATTAGAAGCGATGATTGTTTATCGCTCCAAAGTTGAAAACTCATTTCTTCAAAAGTATGATCGAAAACCAACTAAAGAAGATCGAGCAAAACATTGGGATGGTAAACCACCAATTCCAAATTATCTTGGCGAATGTTTTCTAAAGATTGCGACTCATTTATCCTATAAACCAAACTTTGTGAATTATATGTTCCGTGAGGATATGATCTCTGACGGAATTGAAAATTGTGTTCAGTACATTCATAATTTTGATCCAGAGAAATCAAAGAATCCTTTTGCTTATTTTACTCAAATCATTCACTACGCATTTCTGAGAAGAATTCAAAAGGAAAAGAAGCAGTTAGATATTAAAACCAAGATTATCGAACGCACTGGGTTTGATGAGGTTATGATGGTTGACGATAGCTTGCTTTCTGGTAGTAGTTCAGACTATAATACCATTAAAGACAATATCCAGTATCGCAACAATCGATGAAGATTGCAATTATCACTGATACTCATTATGGTGCCAGAAAGGGTTCCAAGTATCTTCATGACCACTTTGAACTTTTCTATAAGAATGTATTCTTTCCTGCTTTGAATAAGCATGGGGTAGAAGCAGTCATTCATATGGGTGATGCTTTTGATAGTCGAAAGTCAATTGACTATCAAAGTTTAGAATGGGCAAAGAGAGTTGTATTTGAACCTCTGCGGGATTATGAGGTTCATATGGTTGTTGGTAATCACGACTGTTACTATAAGAACACCAATAGTGTCAATTCTCCAAGTTTGCTTCTTCAGACCTATCCTAATATTCGGACTTATAGTTCTCCACAGACCATTAAAGTTGGTGGTCTGGATATTATGATGGTGCCCTGGATTTGTAGTGAGAACTATGATGAAACTCTCAATCAAATCAAGAAATCCAAAGCAAAAGTTGCGATGGGTCATTTAGAACTTCAAGGTTTCCGTGTAAATCGGAATCTTGTTATGGAAGATCACGGAACGGATCCAAAGATTTTTAATAAATTCACCAAAGTTTTTTCTGGACATTATCACACTCGTTCTGATAATGGTCAGGTTTTTTATCTTGGTAATCCTTATGAAATGTATTGGACCGATGTGAACGATACTCGTGGGTTTCATATTTTTGATACGGAAACCCTCACTCATACTCCAATCAACAATCCTTATAAATTGTTTTATCACATTTATTATGAGGATACTCCTTATCAAGTATTTGATGCGACTGAGTATGAAAATAAGATTGTTAAGGTAATTGTTCGTAAGAAATCGAAACCGAAAGATTTTGAGAAGTTCATCGACAAACTTTATACTGCTGGTATTCAAGAACTGAAAATCGTTGAGAATTTCGATATTCAAGAAAGTGAAGATTTTGAGATTGATGAAGAAGAGAGCACGATTTCAATTTTGAATAGATATATTGATGAGGCGGAATTTGAGTTTGATAAGAATGTCATCAAAGGAATATTCCAAGATCTTTACAAACAAGCTTGCGAAGTAGAGTAAATGTTTCTTCTTACACTCAAAGACAGAAAGGACGACGGAGCATATGCAGTTCAAGACCAATATGGTCATAAAGTTTTATTTCTGTTTGAGGAAGAAGATGATGCGACTCGCTATGCTTTAATGCTTGAGGATCAAGAAGAAACTGAAATGGAAGTTGTAGAAGTTGATGATGAGCTTGCAATAAAGACGTGTAAGACTTATAATTACAAATATGCTGTGATCACTCCCGACGATATCGTTATTCCTCCTAATAATGTTAGTATTTCACAAGATTAAATGGAAAAATTTTCTTTCTACTGGAAACCAGTGGACTGAAGTTGATTTTGAAAAACATCATACGAATTTAATTATCGGAACAAATGGTGCAGGTAAATCCACGATCCTGGATGCACTTACTTTTGTTCTGTTTAATAAACCATTTCGTAAGATTAATAAACCTCAACTGGTTAATACGACTAATGAAAAGGATTGTCTTGTAGAGATTGAGTTCTCTGTGAATAGTCGAGACTATCTTGTTCGTCGTGGCATTAAACCAAATATTTTTGATATTGAAGTGAATGGGGTTCCTCTTCATAAAGAAGCGGATGATAGAGCAAATCAACGCATTCTGGAAGAGAATATTTTGAAGGTAAACTATAAGTCTTTTACTCAAATTGTAATTTTGGGTAGTAGTACTTTTGTACCGTTTATGCAACTGACTACGGCACATCGACGTGAAGTGATCGAAGACCTTTTGGATATTCGTATTTTCTCTGCGATGAATAATCTTATCAAAGATAAGATTCGTGAGAAAAAAGATCAGATTAAATCTCTTGAACTTAAGAAAGAAACTCTTAAGGATAAGATGAAAATGCAGCAGAGTTTTATTGAGGAACTTGAGAATCGTGGTAATGCCAATATTAATACCAATAAAGAAAAGATTGCCAATTTAGATGCCGAAGTTGGCATTTATATGACTGAAAATGCCAAAACTGAAGAGCAGATTTTTAGTTATACTAAAGAACAAGATGAAGTTCTCGGTGCCGGTGATAAGTTAGTAAAGCTTAACAACCTTAAGGGTAAAATATCTCAAAAAGTATCCGCTATTACCAAAGAGCATAAGTTTTTCACAGAAAATACGGTCTGCCCTACCTGCACTCAAACTATAGAAGAAGAGTTCCGGTTAAATAGAATTACAGACGCTCAAAATAAGGTAAAGGAACTCCAGAAAGGTTTTCAAGAACTTGAGGAGACTATAAAGTTAGAACAGGAGAGAGAGCGTCAATTCACAGTTCTATCTAAGG